TCAGCTCGGCCAGCAGGTCATCGTCGATCCGCCTCACGCGCCCCAGTTCGTCATGGTGCGATGCGGTGGGTCCTGCTTGGTCGGATCCCCCACCGCCAGGTTGCAACTCTCGCAGCTGGTCACCATCCATGCCGGGTTGTCTCCGGTGACGCCCCGCCCCGCCACGTGGTGCACCTGAATCAGCGGTCGGCCTGTGTCCGGGTGATAGCGCGTGCCTCCCGTACACCCGAGACTGCGGGGCTGACCCTTCCCGATCGAGTGCGCGGGGTCCCCCATCCGGCAACGGTTGCCGTCCCGCACCACCACGTCCGCCCTGATCTTGAGGTAACCCGTCGTGCTGCCCCCACTCCAACTCTTGCTCATGCCCGCCCACTCCCGCCCACCTACCCGCACGCCAAGCGGGGCGGCACTGGCGACGGGGTGCCGTTGACCTGGCCCTGATAGGCGTCACTGGCCCCGACGTAGGCGGCCAGGTGCCGACTGAACTCGTCTCGCGCGGTGGGCGTGGGCGCGCTCAGCAGCATGGCCATGGTGCGCCAGAGGTCGTCATTGGCCCCGTCCAGTCCCCGACGCGCCTCCCTGAGCGCCTGAACGCGGGCGTCGGTCTCGTCGGCCCAGCGCGCCACGCACGTGCCGAAGGCGGCCCGTTTGGCGGCCTGGTCGGCCACCACCCAGCCGGACGCACCGACGACGAGCACCACCATCACCAGGCTGGTCACCCAGGGATGCCCGGACAGCCAGCGCCACGCGCGCCGATGGGGGCTCATCGCGCACCCCAGAGCGCGAGCACCACCAGCGCCACCAGCGCGGCGTAGATCCACAGCACGGCCCCTGGTCGCAGGGTCCTAGTCACCAGGCCCATCACGGTCGGCCTCCCGATTCGCTGCGCGTACCCGGTCCTTCACGGCGTCGTCCACCCTCGCGGCCGCCGGGGCCAGCAGCAACGCCACGGCCGCCGCCACCAGCGCGGGTTGCGCCCCGAGCGCGACGAACGCCTGCTGGCCCAGTATGGCCAGCCCCAGGCCGAACGTGGACAGGTCTCTGGTGAGGCGCACGCGCCACACCCGTCGCGCTCTCGCGGACACGTGCCACCTCCATCACGACTGAGCCCCCTGATCCTGCTTGCGTCTGCCGATCAGCTCGTCCAGGTCCTCCCGATGGACGTAGGCCCGATTGGTGTGCGCCACCCGCAGGCCACGCAGGTGTCCCGCTCGCCGGAGCTTGTCGATCATCTTTACCCCGACGCCTAGCTCAGCGGCGGCCCGCTCGCGGCGCACCCAGTGCCGACCGACCAGACCGAGGCGCTCCCGCCACTGCCGGGCATCTCGCTCGGCAGGCACCTCGGCACCGTGGCTACCGACCACGATGGCCACGTGCCAATCGAGATCCTGGGGGCGTCGCAGGATCACCACCTCGGCCCGCTCGGGGTCCACTCGCACGTCCATGGGGCAGACGGTAGCAGTGATCTCAGAAACATGCCCCAGAGCACTCTCAACCCCACTCAACCCCACCTCAACCCCACCTAAAGGTGGTGGGGTTGATGGGGTTGGGGGTCCAACCCCAGGGGTACAACCCCATGGGGTTATCCACAATTCGCAGGTCACAGCCTTGGGGTTCATGATCCAACCCCATGGGGTTGAGACCTGGGGTTGGATCTTGGTAAACGGTGTTCAACCCCACCCCCTCAGAGATCATCTTCTGACCTCCCATCGGGGGTCACATCGACGCCCTGAACGCCTATGGACGCTCGGTAGAGACGACCCACGAGGCCGAGCATTCCGCCCCCCGGGCCGTTCTTGCTCAGGCCCTGACCGTGCATCTGGGTGAAGGCGTGGTTGACCGCCTCGTTCTTGGAACTGGCCATGCTGCCCCCGGTGCGCAGATAGGTTTCCAGCTCGGCCAGCAGCGCCTTGGCGCGCACCTCCCGGTCGTCGCTGAAGAACCCCTCACCACCTTGACCAGGTCCGGGCGGGCCGGTGACTACCAGGCCGTCGTGCCGACGTTCCAAGCGCAGCGGTATCGGCTTGGACCGCTCGGCGAATCGCTGCTTACGCGTCACCAGCAGCAGGCCGCCACGTACCTCGGCCAATTCCAGCTCGGTATCGAGTCCGGCGTACATCGCCGAGGCCCCCCGGGCGCGCCCCTCGGCCGCCCACCCGTTGTGGTGCACCAGCAGCACGCACGCGTTGAGCGCGGCGGCCAGCTCGCGCAGGGCGGCCAGCACGAACGCGGCGTCATCGTTGTCACTTTCCTTGCGACCCACCGTCATGGCGGCCTGGGTGTCCAGCACGACCAGGACCGGCCCCAGGGCCTCGCAGGCGACCCCGAAGGCATCCCACTGGGGCCCGGCGACGGTCACCGCGTCCGGCCACACCCGCAGCCCGCTGGGACGCCCGTGTTCCGCGCGCCAGGTGCCGAGGCGGGGCCCCACCGATTGCGCACCCTCGGCATAGACGTACAGCGTTGGGGCCTGCTTAACCTCGCGGTTCTGCCATGGCATGCCGCAGCGCACATGCGCCGCGACGTCCAGCCCGACCCACGTCTTTCCCACGGTGCTCGGTCCGAACATCCTGGCCACCGTCCCTCGGTACAGCAGCCCGGTCACGACAGGCTCAGGAGTCGGGATGGCGGCCAGCGCGTCCTCGTCGTAGAAGTCGAACGCGTCTCGACCGCGCACCAACGCCCCGACCCGGTCGGCGGGTGACTCAGGCACGAAAGGGGGCACCACCCCTTGACCGGCCCAGAACGCCTCTCCCGGGTCCATCTCCTCGTCCGGGACCACCACGTCGGCCCGATCGCCGTACTTGTCGACGGCACTCTCAAGCTTGCCCAGGTCGGCCTCGTCCGGTTCGGCCCCGCCCCGCCTAAAAGCCACCCGAAAGCCGACCTCGGCATGCTCGGGTGAGAGCAGGACCAGGTGCCTGGTCGCCTCTAGCAGCGCGGCGTGCGCCTCCCCGCCCCACCCGTTGGCCACCCAGCCGCGCACCTGCTCGGCCAGCCGATCGAGGGCTCGATCCCACTCGGCCGCGGCCGCCGACCGGGCCAGCCGGCGTGGGCCGACCTGGTTGTTCTCCCGAGTCTGGCGTAGGTCGAGCACCCGCTGCTTGACCTCGTGGCCCGTGCTGTCCGGCCCTCCGAGGTGCCCTAGCGCGTTGTCCCGCCACCGGTAGGGAGCCGGCAGGCCCTCGCTCGGCCCCGCCTTGGCCAATCGAACGGTCGGGGCGATGAAGGCGAACCCGCGGCCCCGGCCCTCCTCGGTGCCCGACTTGAGGTCCACGCCGGGCCAGATGCCGTCCCGGGACTCGACCCGCAGCGGCGCCACGAACAGGTGCCGGCCGCCGCTGGGAGTGTCGGCCCAGAGGTAGGTGCTGGGCTGGGTCAGGGTGGGCATCTCACCCCCGGACCGGGGATCCAGGTCGATCAGGTCGAGCGCATGCCCGGTCACCGCGCAGAGCGCCATCCCGGGGGCCCAGGCGTCCACCACCGACTCGTCGGGCACCGAGCGTTCCCAGCCAGGGGGCAGCGCGTACCCGGTCGTCCTGGTGGCGTCGGGGTGACCCAGGAACACGGGCACCCCGGCCCGTACGAGCTGTCGAGCTACCTGCAGGTCGGCCGCCTGCTGCGCGCTGATGGTCATCGCGCCACGAAGTGTTGACAGTCGTTCCCGGCACCCTGGCGGCACACGGCGCACTGCGCGACGACAACACACAGGCCTATTGGGTGGTTATCGTCGCGCAGGCAGGCACCCAGCACCCCCAGCGTGCCCATGTGCCAGGTGACAATGTCCATCGATCGTGAGTCCACGTGCTGACCTCCCGTACGTAACGGGCGGGTCCGGGCCTGTCACTGGTACCGTGACGCTGGCGCCTGACCCGCGCTGCTGCTCGGGCCCGCCCCCTACCGTCCTGGGGGCGGGCCTCCTCGTTGTTCCCGGTCCGCCGATGCTACGCCGGGTTGCCCTCCTCGGGGCACCGGTGCGGCCCGGCGTCCGACGTCCACCCGCAGTCCAGGCAGGCACCCACCGCAGCCCGATCCCTGCGCAGCCGCTCTGGGCTCATCGGGTGCCGCCGGGTGCGGCAGGCCAGCCGGCCGATCGGCGGACCGTCCCAGGTCAGCCCGCGCCGCAGGGCCCGGTTGTACTCGGCGTGACACGCCCGGCACCGGTGCTTGGTCCCGCTGTTCTCCGCGGTCAGCCGATGCCGGCCCCGGCGGCACAGCGGCACCTCGACCGGCGCCTCGGTAGGCACCCCCGCCGTGGTCATCGCAGGCCCCACAGCAGCGGGGTGCAGGAGAACACCAGCGACCGGGCGACGGCCTCCGTCCGGGTGAAGCAGGCGCCCTTCTGTCGGCCCCGACCGCGTCTGGACGGCGGCCCGCACGGTTCGGGCGGCAGGTCCTTGGTCCGCGCGCGTACCTGACCCACGGCGCTCACCTTCCGTTGTCCGGGTAGGGGTGTTTCTTGAACGTGTGCCGGACCAGGCCGGCAACCGTCTTGAACCGCCTACCGCATCCAGGATGATCACATCGATAAGGCTTGTCCTCGTTGTCTCTTCGGGGTGTGGGGATCCTGGCCATTACTTCAACTTCCTTTTCGCTATTCGGACGGCGCGTGCACCCTGGCGCTTAACCTGGGAGTCGCTCGCGGTCGGATGGGCGTTTCGGTACGCGTCCATGGCTGCCTTTTTGATACTCGACTTCTGGCCCCGCTTAAGGACCTGTTTCTTCGCCGCGGCCGGGGCCGGGTTCCTGCGCGCCGCGGCCGACGCCTTCCGGCACCCCGACCGGTTGCAGGGCAGGGTGGCGCCGCAGTGGTCGCACTGATTTCGAAACTGGGTATCCGGGGTGGCTTTCTTGCCCTTGGCGCCACCGGGACCACCCCACCGGGTTCCTTTCTTCTCGTAGTCGAATCGGCCCACGGTGCGCTTAGCCCCGGCCCATGTACTTGCCGCAGGTGCACCAGACTTTGACGGTTCCATCGCTCTGCTCGGCCTCGCGGCCGGACCAGTTGTGCTGGTGCGTGCTGGCCCGGTTCTTGGGGTCCTCCCGCTCGGGTCCTTTGCCGCCCGGAACCTTGCCCTTGCCACTCTTGGCCATCACTTGGCCGCCTCGTTCGGGTTGTACAGATCACCCGAGAACGGGTCGGTCCCCACCATGTGCCGGTACTGGCACTTCCCCTCCTGAGCGCGCGGATCCCAATGAATCCACACATCGGTGCCGCAGGTTGGGCATACCGGGATGTCGTCGCCGTCACTCACCGTTACTCCTCCTTGGCGTCGGCGAGACACTATCCCTACCGGCCTGGTACCCCGCCCGGTAACCGGCTTGCCAGGACGCCTGGCGTGCTGCCTCGGCACCCGCGTTGATCTGGTCGGCCTGGTACTGTGCCCGGCCCTTGTCTCGGAAGCTGGTCGTCCATTTTCCGCGCGCCACTGCTACTCCCCCGACTTGGGAATCGACGTGCGCGGCAAGCCGTAAATGATGGTTTTAGATCCCACCGAGTACGTGAACGGCGGCGCGTCGATCCCCACCCAGCCGTGCTTATCGCCAGCCTCACGAAGGGCTGCGTACAGACGACCGCGGTCGCCCCCCTCGGTCACCACAAACTCCACGGTCACCGTCATCGCGTCACCTACCGGTTTGCGCTCGGTGACACTGCTAACGTGGATCACTGCTACTCCTCCTCGTCTGTCGGCGGAAGCTCCGCCGGGTCGAACTCACCAGGCTGAGCGGCCCAGGTGCGGCCCACGATCTCGGCCTCGCACCTGATCACCACCCCCCGGTAGGTCACGGTCATGGCCGCCTCAAGGACCGACCGGAACTTCTCGCCCATCGGCGCCGGCACCTCACCGACCAGCTCGTCGTGCATGAAGAACCGCAGGGCCCAGGCCCAGCGCTGATGGTTGAGCCGATGCACCGAGAGCTTGAGCAGGTCGGCCTGGGTGCCCTGGGTGGCCGCGTTGAGGCCCAGTCGACTGTTCTTCACGTTGCCGTCCGGCCAGGTGCGCTGGCGCATCTCGCCGGCCTCGTCCACCCACACCCGGTCCCAGAGCGGCACCACGGCGCCGGAGTCCAGCGCCACCCAGCGCCGGGCGTTCTGCTCGTCGGCGTAGGCCCACAGCCGTGGCCAGCGTCCCCGCCAGCCACCCAGGATCCGGGCGCCCTCCTCCTCGGGACGACCCAGCAGGGTGGCCACCTTGCGCGGCGCGGCCCCGTAGAAGGCGGCCAGGATGGCGAACTTTGCCGCCTGACGCATGGTGTAGTGCGCCGTGTCGGCGGTCTTGCCCTGGGCCGGGTCGTAGGCGTCGCCGTAGACCAGGGCCGCGGTGACGCTGTTGATGTCGCCCTGTTCGAGGTCGGCCAGGTAGGTCTCGTCGCCGGACAGCGCCGCCATCACGAACGGTTCGGCCTGCCGGTAGTCGGCGGTGACCAGCACCCGACCCCGGCGGGCCCGGACGGCGGCGCGGAGCAGGGTGGTCGCGCGCTTGGGTGCCGAGTGCATCGGTCCTGAGGTCGGGGTCTTGCGGCAGGTCATCCGGGTGGTCACGGTGCCGATCGCGCGCATGCTCGGGTGCATCGCCCCGTCCGCGTGCTCGGTGGTCCACACCATAGGGGCCACCCAGGTGCCCCGGTACTTGGTCGCCTTGCGCGCCTCGCCCACGTTGCTGGCCAGCCGGTAAGCGCGTTCGACCACGTCCCGCCAGGTGTTCTCCGTGGGATCGTTCAGCGCCCGCTCGGCCTGGTCGCTGATCTCGGCCAGCCGCTCCGCGTCGTAGGACTCGGTCCCCTCCCGGGTCAGGCGGCCGGGCACCCCCAGCGCACGGAAGGCGGCGGACACCCTCGGTCCCTGGCCGCTCGGGGGCACGTCGTCCGCGGTGAGCACCGTGCCGAGCTCGGCCTGCCGATCGGCGAGCCGGGCGTCCAGCCAGCGCGCGTACGGCGCGTCCACCTCCATGCCGGCCAGCGTCGCCTGGTCCACCACCCACTGTTCGGTCAGCGCCGCGCGGGCCCGGCCACCCTGCCCGCGTCGGGTGAGCTCACCTGAAAGCAGGTGCGTCAACCTAGTAGTACAAAGCGGGTCCAGCGCGGCGTAGAGCAGGTAGGCCGGGTCGTCGATCGGCACGTTGCCGAAACCCCAGGTGACCATTTTCTTGCTGGTCCGGTGCCCGACCGGGGCCAGTTCGTGGAACCGGGCGTACATCGCGACCTCGGCCGTTTCCAGCGTCGGCGTGAGCAACCTGGTCACGGTCGGCTTGAGGCCCTGGGGCAGTGGAATGCGCTGGTCGATTCGGTCTTTCTTGCTGTGTGTGGTGACCGTGCGCGGCTCGTACAGGGCCAGCAGCGGTTGCCCGTCCGCGATGTGCGGTTCCACCTCACCGAGGCGCACCGGATCCCGCATCGACGGGTCCCGGGTCAGGAACCGCAGCTCGTTCTCGGCGAACCAAGCCACCCAGCGTGGGTGCTCGCGGATGAAGTGCGACACGACCGCGCCGCAGGAGTAGAGGCCGTCCGCCGACCAGATCGGCACCACCCAGGCCTCGTCCAGGTCGGCCACCTGGACCAGCCGCAGTCGGAACCCCGGCTGGTAGGGGTCGAGCGCGTTGGTCTCGCAGTCGATGCCGAGGAGCTGGTCATGGCGCTCTCCCAGCCAGTGACCGAGGTCGGCCAGGTCCTCGTTGGTTCGCGCCACCCGCAGCCGGCACCCGGGTCGCGGCCAGCCCCCGACCTGGTAGGGCGTCCAGGCGGTTGGCGCGGCGTCCAGGGCGGTGCTCACAGCGCCGCCAGGAGCTGAAGGCCCACGTGCTCGGTGTAGGCGGGTGGGATCGCTTCGAACGGGTATCGGGGTTGGGGTTCCACGTCACAGCCCACCACCCGGAACCCGGCCCGGTGGTAGCCCATGCCCGCGCCGCCGGCCTTGCACGCGGCGTCCAGGAGTATTGGTCGTCTGCTCACCCCGGCGACGCTACCAGGGCGGTTGCACTCGCGCCAGCCCGGTGCTACCTTTGCACTCCCCGGGTCCGGCGGAAGCGGATCCTTGAACGCCAGCCGGCCCCGGGGCACCAGAGATCCCGAGATCAGGAGCACCACATGTCTGACACCGCCACTGGCGAAACGTGTAGGGATTGCGACGAGCCTTGCCTGAATGGGCGGGTGACGTGCGATCGACACACCGCTGCGCGCCATCGTCGTTCAATGGGTCGCATGGCTTGGTTGGAGATCACCGACGTCGGCCGGGCGCGCCTTGCCGAGCACCTGCGGGCCGGGTTGGCCCCGGGCGATGACTCCCAGTTGCGCGGTTTCGTGGCGTCCTTCGTCGCGTCGTTGGAGGGCTGACCGGTGGACGCCCGCAATCCGTTCCGCTGCGATGCCAAGGAGTACGAGCGGCATGACTGCGACGACCCGGCCGGCTGTGCCATCGACCGACTGATCAACAGTGACAACCCAACCGAAGCCGAGCTTGAGAGGCTGCACGTTCTCCTCGACGAGATCGAGGCCCTCACCCACGGTCGCAAGACCCTCAGTTCCGAGGGCGTGCTGACCATGATCCACGCGAAGCGCGGTGGTCCCCGGTGACCGTGTTCTTCTGGTGTACCTTCGCCGTGCTCGCCACCGTGTTCGCGGGTGGCTTCCTGCTGGGCCGGTGGTCCCGGTGACCGCGATCTTCCGGATGCACGAGCTGGACCGCTTCCGCGTGGCCAGTCGGTACGTCGGCCGCTGGGTGACCGTGCGGTTCAACCCGCTGCGCAGCCAAGCCGTTGACGACCGGGAGTTATCCGGATACCTGGTGTCCGTGGCACGAGTTCCCGGCGCGGCCGTGCTGATCGTCATCAGCCCGCGTCTGACCGCCGATGGGATCGGGGACGCTGCGCTGCCCCTGTCTCAGGTCCGCACGATCACGGCGGTGACCCGGTGACCGTGCTGGTCGTGCTGCTGTTCGGCGCGCTGTCCTACTGGCTGGTCGGCCAGGACGTGACCTTCCCACAGGCCCTGTTCGTCTGCTGTCTGACGGGCTACGTGGCCGCCGACGCGTGGCTGTTCTGGGCGGGTCGGCACCGGTGAACAAGTGCCCGTACTGCCCCCGAGAATTCATCACTCCCGAGGCCATGCAGCGCCACATGATCAGGTGTCCGAAGCGTCCGGCCGCGACCGGCCGACGCAAACCACGAGGGGGCCCGCGGTGACCAGCGATGACCGTCAACCAGTAGTGGTCACGGTGGAACTGGATCCCACTCAGATGACCGGCTTCCTAGCCAGCGCGAAGCATTCTGTCTCTCAGCTCCGTGCCGAGTACGCGCGTTTGGGCCTCACCCCCATGATCGGCGACGTGGTGAATTGGATGGTGCAGCCGTGAGCGCGCTGCGCGAGTACCAGCAGGAGGCGCACGACGCCCTGTACGCGGGCTGGCGGGCCGGCACCCGGCGCGGTGGCATCAGCCTGCCCACGGGCGTGGGTAAGACCCACGTGATGGCGCACCTGGCCCGTACCGAGGTACTCGCCCTGGGAGATGACCGCGGGCAGGGGCAGTCCGTGTTGTTCCTGGTGCACCGCGACACGCTGGTAGAGCAGACCGTGGCCAAGCTGCGCGCCACCCTGCCGGCCACCACCTCGATCGGCGTGGTCAAGGGCCCGCGTAACGAGGTGGGCGCGCAGGTGATCGTGGCATCGGTGCACTCGCTGCGCAGGGCCGACCGGCGGCGCACCCTGCCGCCCGTTCGGTTGGGCGTAGCCGACGAGGCGCACGTCAGTGTCAGCCCCACCTACCGGGCCGTGTACGACCACCTGGGGCCGATCCGGTGGGCCGGCTTCTCGGCCACCTGGACCCGGTCGGACCAGACCGGACTCGGTGACTGCTGGGACGAGATCGTCTACGCGCGCTCGATCCGCTGGGCCGTGCGGCACGGGTACCTGGTGCCAGCGGTCGGTGAGCAGGTCGGCGACGGGGTGGACGTGAGCGCCGCTCGGGTTTCCCGGGCGACCGGCGACTACCGCGAGGATGATCTCGAATCCCTGGTGATGCTGGAAGAGCTGCGCGACGTGGTCACCAGGACCGCCATCGGCCGCGACCCCGGCCGCCCCACCGTGCTGTTCGCCCCGACCGTGGCCAGCGCGGACTACTTCGGGCGGGCCATCGCCGATGCCGGCCTGGTGGTCGGCGGCTTCTACGGGCATACCCCGCCGGCTGAGCGCCGCCGGCTCGACGCCGGCCTGCGCGACGGCTCGGTCAACGTGGTGACCACGTGCACGGCGATTGCCGAGGGCTACGACAACCCGCAGTTATCCCGTTGCCTGCTGGTCCGCCCGACCCGGCACGAAGGCCTGTTCGTCCAGATGGTCGGCCGGTTCCTGCGGCCCTGGCCGGGCAAGGCCGACGCGCTGGTGCTCGACTTCGTGGGCGCCACCGACGAGGTGTCCCTGCGCAACGCGGTGGACCTGTCGATGACCCAGGAGTCCTCCGCCACCGATCCCGAGCTGGACGCTGATGACCTGCTGGATCCGGACGAGCCACCCGAGGTGCGCGACCGGATGGTCCGCCGGCTGCGCGGCACCCGATCAGTCGAGCTGTACGCCGGCACCCCGGTGCAGTGGAACCTGGGTCCGGCCGACACGCCCTACGTCGAGGTCGGGCAGTCGCTCGTGTTCATGCTGGAAGGCCCGGCCGGCTGGTACGTCGGGCACGCGGAGTCCCGGATGAACGGTGGCCGACCGGCCGGTCAGTGGGTGGCCGAGGGGCTGTCCCAGGAGGACGCCCTGACCGTGGCCAGCGACTACGCGGAGGAGCAGGGCGGCACCCTGGCCCGGCGGTCCTCGTCCTGGCGCCGCCAGCCACCCAGCGAACCGCAGGTCGCCTTCGCCCAACGAGTCGGCATCGCCACCGAGGGTCTCACTCGCGGCGCACTCTCCGACGAACTGTCCCGCGTGACCACCAGCCGGGTGCTCGGGTACTTCGCGGCCTGGGCCAGCCAGCAGCGGAGCGTGGCGTCGTGAGTCGACACGTGTTTGGCATCGAGGAAGGTCTGGGTGCCACCGGGGACAACCCGGCGTGGCGCTGGACATGTTCTTGTGGATCTCGCGGTCGTTGGCAGTACCAGGCACCTAGTTGTGCGTATCCAGCGTGGATAAAGCACGCAATGAAAGGAAGTTCGATCATGACAGAGCAGAACAGCGGGTCATTTGCCAACCCGTTCAGCCACGAGGCAGAGCCGGAGGAGCCGCCGCGCGGATCGGTGCTGGCCTACCAGCGCCTCGGCCGGGCCGGCCGGATGCTCGACTACGTGAGCTTCCGGGCTGGTGACGGTAAGTGGTACACCACCGGCAAGTTGGCGGCCCAGGGAGTCGACTGGGCCACCTTCTGGGAGGCCGTTCGGATGCACGCGGCCGGGCCGATCATGTACGCGACGGAGTGGCAGCCACTGAACATGCCCAGCCGGCCAGCCATCCCGCCCGGCACGACGGACGCCGTCCTGTCCCAGAACCCGGTTTCGTGGCCGGACGTGACCAGTGCCATCCACCGTGGGCCCACGCGTCCCACCGACGACTACTCGGTCCGATGAGCGACGGCGGATTCTGGGACGGGCCGGGCGATCGTGCCGAGGTCGTGGCGGGCCGCTACCGGATTCCCGACCCGGTCACGGGTGAGGTCCGGTCCTGGACCAGGGCCAGCAACATCGGCGCGGCCGTTGCCGACCGCTGGGCCCTTGAGCGCTACAACCGCCGCCAGCTCGTACGCGGGCTGGCTGGCCGGGTCGACCTGCTGGACCTGCTCCGCGCGTCGGTCGAACTGGACAACGCGAAGTGCGACGAGGTGATCGAGACCGCGCTGCAGGTAGCCGGCTCGACTGAGAAGGCCAACCAGGGAACCATGATCCACGAGGTGCAGCAGCGTGTAGACCTCGGCCTACCGATCCCTGAGGGGCTGGAACGCTACGCGGACGGCTACCGGGCCGGGCTGGCGCGGGCCGGACTGACCGTGGTGGCCATCGAGGTGCTGCTGTGCAACCGGCCACTCGGCGCCATGGGCCGGGCCGACCGCATCTACCGCGAGGCAGACGGCACGCTGATCATTGGTGACACCAAGAGCACGGCGCACCTGGACCTGGCTCAGCACGAGATCGCGCCGCAGCTCACGGTGTACGCGCACGCGGACTACGTCGACGCCCGCGGGTTCACCGGATCGCGGTACGGCGAAGGCGATCAGCCGAACTGGATGCGCAGCCAGAGCATCCGGCAGGACTACGCCCTCGCGGTGCACGTCGATCGGGAGAGCGGCGCGGTGAGCTTCTACCGCGTCGACCTCTACCTCGGTGGTTACGGCGCCAACCTGGCCACCCAGGTGCGCGAGTGGCGCAACGTCAAGGGAATCCTGCTGCCCTACGTCCCGCCGATGCCGGGAGTGCCTGGTGCCGGCGAGAACGGCGCTCGACCGCTCACCCTGGTGCCGCCCGTCGTCGACAACGCTCCCGGTGACGCCTGGGAGATCGACGGTAGCCAGAAAACCGCTGACTTGGTCAACGCGCTACCCGAGGTCGGCGGGGCAGGCTATGAAGCTACGGAGCAGGGCATCCCGCAGCCCGATCAGGCGGTCACCGATGAACAGGCGTATGTCGCCGAGTCGCGGCACGAATCCAGCGCGGCGTTCACCATGGATGCCCTGATGCGGCTTGGCAAGCCTGAGCTGCAGTCCGTGTTGCGCGGCCTCGACCCGGGCGCCTCGGTGGCGCATCAGCGCAAGATCCTGGCCGAGAAGATCCTGACCCTGCAGTCGGGTGGCATGGTCGCCACCAGCACGCCGGCCGCGTGGCCGAGGCCCGGCAAGGACCCGGCCGAGCTCGCCGGGTCGATCGGCACCGAGGACCCGACCGACCCGCGCAGTGACGCATTTCGCCGGGCCCGGCTGGCCGAGATAGCCGCGGCCGCGACCGTGGGCACGCTGAGCACCATCAACCGCGCGGTCGTGCGGCGCGGCGGTGACCAGGCCTGGACCGAGGAGATGACCGAGGCGGCGCGGGCCCGGGTGGCCGTGCTCGACGCCGGGCACGACCAGCTTCGCGCCGAGACGCACCGAAACAAGCTCATCGACTGCGGCACCCCGCAGGAGGTGGCCGAGTTGTGGGACCTCGTGACGGTCGGCGGGTCGGCCCCCGACCGCTGGACCACCGAGCTGCACCAGGCCGCGCAGCAGCGGCTCGAACAGATCAGGCAGGCGACCCCGCCGGCCCCGGCGAATCCGTTCGCCAACCAGTAACGAGAGATCAGGAGATCCAGGCAATGAGCGACAACTTTTTCGGCGGCGCGCCGAACCTGAGCTGGGCCCGCAAGACCCCGGACGGCGGGTACGTGGACATCCCCGAGCTGATGGGCGTGATCCGTGGCGGGGTGATCACCCATATCCAGGGCAGCCAGCAGGCCACCGACATCATGACCGGCAAGCCGGCCTGGTGGGAGGCCCCGACCGCGACCACTCCCGGCCGGCCGAAGATGCAGTACGTGCTCACGCTGCGCTGCGACGGCAGTCGAGGCGGAGCCCGCGACGAGCGCACCCAGCAGCCCGGCGTGGTGGACAACGGCGACCGCCGGCTGTTCATCCCGGACGGCGACATGCGCAAGGCGGTGGGATCGGCCTTCCGGACCAACGGCCAGCAGGACCTCAAGGTGGGCGACGAGCTGTACGTATCGCACACGGGTTACCGGCCGAACAAGATCGGCGTGGGTAAGGCGGCCAAGACCTGGGCCGCCAAGCACGCGGTCGGCATGCCGGCCGAACAGCAGTGGGGCGAGGACCCGGCCAGCGGGCCCACTGGCGGCCCGGCCGCACCGGTCGGACAGCCGAGTAACCCCTTCGGCGGCGCGCAGCCCCAGCAGGCCGCGCAGGTGCCCGCAGCGGCGGCCCCGGCCCAGTCGGCCAACCCATTCGGCGGTCCGTTGCCGACTCAAGAGCAGGTGCCCGCCGGCCAGCCGGTGAGCAACCCGTTCGCCTAACCCAACCCGAGGTGCCGACCGTCCCGTGGCGGTGGCGGTCGGCACCTCATTCCCCGAGGAGTAGCAGTGGCCAACCTCAACCCGTACGTCACGATTGATCCATACGCGTCGCCGATTCAGCCAGTCGCCGAGATGCCACGCGAGCCGGCTATGCCGTCTAGTGCACCCGTACGTACCCAGGCCGAGATGCGAAACGGCACCTGGCCCCCGCCTCGTCAAGTCGGGTTCCTGGTAATCGGCACGCCCCGACCCAAGGGCAGCAAGGACTACAAGGGCAAGCGCCGCAACGGATCGGCCATCCTGACCGAGTCGGCCGACGTGCGGCCCTGGCAAGCCGCGGTGGCCGCCGCCGCGCACCAGACCGGCATGACGTTCGCCGGCCCGGTCGAGGTACTCACCGAGTTTCGCCTGCCCCGCCCGGCCAAGGTGCGGGACGCCATGACCGGCCTTGGACAGAACGCGGGTGACGGCGACAAGCTCACCCGTGCGGTCTGGGACGGCCTCAAGGAAGGCGGCATGATCGAAGACGACTCCAAGGTGCTGCGCTGGTCAGGTAGCAAGCGGCTGGCCGAGCCGGGAGAACCGACCGGGGCCTACGTGACCGTGAAGGAGTGGCGGAGATGAGGTATCGACCGATGTCGCCGATCACGATCGTGCTCACCGTGCTGGTGCCGTTCACCGAGGTCGTGCTGCTGCTGGCCGCCCTGGTCGTGGCCTCGTGAGCGCGCTGGCCGCGCCGGCGGCCCTGGCTGTCGCCCTGGCCTGGGTGAGTCTGGCCTACTGGCTTAGGCTGCACCCCGTGGGGGATGACGTGGCGGCGCGGCTGGACGCGCTCACACCGAGCTACGACTTCAGGTACCTGCCGGCCGCCAGACAGTCGCAGGAGCGCGACTATTCCGGCGACCGTGGCCAGTACCCGCAGGACCGACCGCGCTACCCGACGCTCTACGACGAGATCGTGGCGCGCCTCGGCCTGGATCCGCTGAGCGGCCGAACCACCTAGGCGACGGGCCGCAGGGCCTGACCCTGGTTGTCCCTCGGGTCGGACAGCGGGGTCACCTGCGGTTCGGCCCGGCGCACCACGCCGAACGCGGCCAGCACCGTGGCCACCAGCGTGACCACACCCGGGATGGCCCCCAGCAGGCCGGTGACGGCGTCGCCCTGCGCGGCGGTGACGATGCCCCAGCCGGCCAGCGCGGTGACCACCGTGCCGACCAGACCGGTCACCCTGGCCACCCAGGTGGCCGCGTCGACCAGCGGTCGGGGCCGCTCGTCGATGTCCAGCCTGGTCACGCCTGGGCCCCGCTGCCCGCGATGCGGGACGCGGCGGCGAGCCGATCCCACGTCTGCTCGGTGACCCTGATCTCGGCCACGACGCTCTTGTCGATCGCGGACTGGGCGGACCCCCGCGCGCCCGGGTCATCGGTGATGTCCAGCAGCATGCCGCCGGACAGGATGCCGGCCCGGTTCGGCGTGGCACACGTGATGATCATGTCGTCGCTACTCCCTCGTATCGGTTCGGGTTCTGGTGGTCTGAGGATGCCCAGGGCATCGCCGATGGCCCACGCCACCCGGTCGGGCGCCATGACCGATCGGTCGTCGGCGTTGGTGATCGTGCCGCACTCGATAATGCACGCGCGGTGGTTTCCCTGGGCCCGGGCCGTCGACACGCCGTAGTACTGGGCCAGGTTGACCGTGTAGTTGTCCGGGTGCCACGGACCGGTGAAGCCGCGGTGCACGTAGGCACCGGCCCACGAGCTGGCCAGCACCCGGCCCTGGTCGTTCTGGTAGCCGACCGACGCGCCACGCACGGCCGGGTTGGCCGAACCGTCCGCGTGCACCGCGATGAACGCGTCACCGCGGTACTGCGCGACCGGCGGGTCGGCCACGATCAGCCGCACCAGCCAGCCACCCCGGCCGTCCAGCAGCCGCGCGACGGCGGCCCCGACCTCCTGGGTGTAGGCCTGCTCGCCCGGGGCACCGGTCGCACCCTTGGTACGGCCCGCGTGGCCCATCTGCAACACCAGCGTCGGCACTAGAACCGCACTCCCGAAGACCCGTCGCCGATGTGCCCGGGATCGGATCCGACTACCGCGGCCTGAGCGGCCGCGCGCCACGCGTCCCGGACCGCCTCGCCCGTGTCACCCTGGTTGCCCAGCTCGTCCCAGGACGGCATCGGCCGATCGTCGTAGGTACGCCAGTTCCGGCTCACCCCGTACGCCTCGTAGGCCCACCGGGCCGGCTCCTTGGGCACGTCACTCGCCTTCTGCCGACGCGACAAGGGCGTCCTCGGGCATCTCGGCCGGCGACTCGTCGGCCACCTCGGGTGCCTCGACCTTGGTAGAGGTCGCGGCCTTCTCCCACACCCGCTGGTCCTGGTCAGCCCAGGGCAGGGCCCCCTCGATGCCAGCCGCGTTTACGTATCCGATGAACGCGACCAGTCCTGGTGTTGCCGCCATCACTCGCTCCCGTCTGCTCGGCCCCAGTTGCGGGTAAAGCCGAACTCGTCGTCGGTCCACGTGGTGCCGAGGCGCTCGTTCCAGGCGACCCGGAAATTGTCCTGGGCCTCTTCCTCGGTAGCCCCCTCGACCCGCACCTCGACCGAATCGCCGGGAGCATGGCCGCCACCGTAGGCGCTGCAATCCCAGACGTCGCGGTCCTCGTAGTAGCGGGTTTCGCCGTACACCCGGATGTCGGGAGGTTCGCTCATGGGTGCAACGGTAGCAGCGACCCGACCGGCGTGCGCGCGTGACTCAGATCTGCGGCGCGACGACCAATCGCTTGTTGTAGAAGGTGCCGGTGCCGGAAGCGACCTTGAACAGCTGCTGGACGTTGTACGTCGATCCCGCCGTGAGGCCGGTAGTCAGCAGGCGCTGCTTGGACATGACCATGTCAGTGGTCAGCTTGTGGTAGACCGCCTCGATGTCGGATACCGCCAGGACGTCGGTCCCACTGCCCACCGTGCCGCCGGTCCGCACCCGGATAGAGCAGAAGCTGAAGTCGGCCACCGAGTCGTACAGGGCCAGGTTGTTGAGGATCAGCACGATGCCACTAGGCGGGGCGACGAAGGCCACCCCGCACGCGGTTCCGCTGGTCAGGGTTGAGGTGTAGACCGTCGAGGTCGTGGTGCCCGACGTGTCCTGGGTGTTCCCGACAGTGGCCATCGCGACGATCTTGTCGCCGGTGAGCGCCATGCTCGACCCGCCTCCCTAGCCGTAGTAGACGGGTTGCCAGAGCCGAACCACGGCACCGGCCGCGTGCGCCTTGACGGCACCGTTGACCGACCGAGCGGAGATGGTCATCACCTGCGCGGCCCCGGCGCCAGTGGTCCCGGACAGGGTGACCCGCTCGCCCTCGATGTCCACATCCAGCGGGTACATCGCGGCGTCCACGGTCCAGCCCAGGCCGACCGAGGTGGTGACGTTGCGGGCCCCGGTCGCCGTGGTGGTGAGGGACGCGTCGAGCGTGGTGCCGCCCATGTCGGCGTAGCGGGCCTCGGTGTCGCCGAACACCCCGGTGCGGAACTTCTCATACGGCGAGGTGTTCAGGGTGACCTTGTGCTTCCGGACGTTCCCGTAGGTCTCGGTGAGGCCGCGTACCACCTGGTCCAGGTCCCGGTAGCTGTCGGCCGCCTGCATGTTCTGCACCAGCAGCCGATCGCCGACGTTGAGCGCCAGCACCGAGGCCGGGATCAGGTAGACGTGCGGATCGATGAACTCATTGGCGCGCAGGTCCACCGTGACGCGCGGGAACCGCACGTCGGGCACCGTGCCCAGGGCCCTGGCCCAGCCGGCCGCGTTGGGCAGCAGGGCATCGGCTTCCACGTTCACCTTGACCGAGGCGGGCGCCACCCCGACAGCGTCCGCGTCGGTGCCGGGATCCTTCGTGTTCATCGGCCCGGCGGGCGTGTCCACCACGAAGGTCCCGCCGTCGAGCCGGGTAGCGGTGACCCTGTTCGCGGTGAGGCGGTCATCGGCGCTCGGGGCCAACGGCGTGGCGACGTGTCCGGCGGCATAGTTCAGGGTGGCGTCCGGCGCCCGGGCCGACATCGCCGTTCGGGTGCGCATCGCCAGCCCGGCCGTCGACCGCGGCTCGTAGACCACCGCTCCGGCCGCCTCCGCGCACTCACTGAGATGTTCCAGCAACGACTTGACGCCCTGCGGGCCCATGGCCGGCGTCTGGCTGGGGTCACCCCAGTAGTCGAACAGCACGCCCTCCTCGGCACAGAGCCGAATCGCCCTGGCCAGCGCACGTTCCCCGACCCGGCCGAACAGGGCGTCACTCCATCCGGGGATGCTGGGGCCGGTCCCGGCGTACATCGCGGTGTGTCCGAGGCTGCGCGTCATGTGCCCCTCGGCATGCCCGTTCTGCTGGTACTGAACCCGGGTGAGCGTCGGGACGGTGGACGCGACGACAAGGCCGCTCATCACCACCAGGCCGTCGACGTAGAGCACCCACGTCCAGTCCGCCCCGACCGGAAGCACCTGCAGGGCCATGTGGTGCAGCTTCTGATCGAACAGCTGCGGGACGACCACGCTGGACGTACCGAACGAGCCGAAGATCTGCACCGTGTAGGAGTCGGAGAACAGCTGCAGGATGAAGTTTCCGACGAAGGTGAAGGCGTCCAGGTTGCTGCTGCTGGTGTACCGGCCGCCCACGTGGGAGATGGCGCAATGCCACGTGTAGCCGCCGACGATCGGGACGGCCGGCTCGAACCGGGCGATCGGCTTGTCGCGGATGTTGGCTATGGGCAGCAGCCACGGCGGCGCGAACCCGGTACCGAGCGGCAGGTGCAGTATCCCGGTCTGATTGGGGTCATCGAGATAGGCATCGGTGCCCGCGCCGGCGACCACCCGGCCCTCGGTGCTCAACGGCCCGTCGTCCATCGACCAGTAGGCCGCGGGCTGGATGGCGTTGAGCACCACGTGGCGTTCTATCACGCTGCGCAGGGGAGGAGTCTGCGGTCGGTTGAGGCGCATCGAGATGCCGGCCGCCTTGACCCTGGCCGTCTTGATCCGGTGACCCTGGTCCCATCCCGGGGTGAGCTTCTGCACCTCGCCAGTGAACCGAGGCAGCCGGAACTCCATGTCGTCGCACTTGAACGTGATGGGCTTGGTGTTGGTGTTGCCGAACGCCACCCCACATCGAATGCCCGGCGCCCCGATCCGCTGCAGCCGCTCATCGTGGCAGCTCACCTGCCAGCCGAGCGGCTCGTCCCCGGTCGGCGACCACACCTTGCCGCGCAGCGTCTGCCCCTCGACCATGAAGGCCGCGCGCAGGGCCTTCGCGCTCACCGCGTCGACCAGACCCGGCACCGTGACCGGCCCGGCCAGGACCGTGCTGTCGCTGTACATGATCGACACGGTGAGCACCTCGGACGCGCTGACCGATACCCGCAACATGTAGTACTGGCCCGCCTGCGGGCCGCTCGGCTGGTAGCGCAGCATCAGGTTGGCCGGCTCGATCGCGCCACCCAGAATGTCGTTGATGGCCACCGTGCACGTGCCGCGCACCTCGCCATCGAGGTAGCTGTCCCCGAGCACCGCGAACCCGAACGACAGGGTTCCGTTGACCAGGATGTTGCCGACGCCGGATCCAACCGAGTAGCTGTCGTTGAGGCCGCCGCCGTTGATCCAGCCGTCGCCGGTATCGGTGAACCCCCAGTCAGTCGGGAGCGTCCGGCCGAACGCGTCCCGCATGATCCTCAGGGCCAGCCGAGCCGGCACGTTGCGGCCCTGCAGGTATTGGTAGTAGTCGCTCACGGCGTTGCCGGGCGTCCAGTGCCCGCCCGTGTTGTTCAGGACGCAGTCGAGCGTCTGAGGCGGCGCGAGGGCCTTGCCCTGTTCATTCGGCAAGCCCCTAGTGATGGTTACCGGCTCGACCTGACGCAGGGCCCGGCCCTCGACCAGCGCGGTGACGTCCACCCAGCGGCCCAGGTAAGCCTCGAAGACCAGGTCCCGGGGGAAGGCCAGCACCATCAGGTCACCTGCCGACCAGCACGAGCGTGCCGTCGTTGAACCACGCTTGGATCAGCTCGGCCAGCCCGCCGCTTCCGGTCACCCGCACCTCGGTGCCGCCGCCGTTGCCGACGCCAGAGGAGACGTTTTCGCCGGCCCTGGCCAGGATCAGCCGCTCGGTGCCGGGCATGCCGGGCACGGTCCCGCCGGTGTGCATGCGCGCCACCCGCGGCACATCCGGGATACCCGGAATGCCAACCTTGTCGCTGATCCAGTTGATCCCGTGGATCAGATCGTTAAGCCGGTTGATGTAGAAGTTTACGTAGTCGATGGCCAGGTTCAGGGCGAACTTGAAGGCCCCGCCGATGATCTCTCCCAGGTTGCCCAGGGCCCGACCGATGCGGGTGGGCAACAGGTCGAAGAACGTCTGCGCGGACTCCCAAGCCCCCACGATCCAGCGCACCGTGCCGATCACCGCGTTGCCCACGGTCTCGAACACGCCGATCACGATCGAGCGGAACCTCTCCGACGTGGTCCAGAAGTAGATCAGCGCGCCGATGGCCACCGCGATGGCCGCCACCAGCAACACGATCGGGTTGGCGGCCAGCGCGATGTTCAGCAGCCAGACGGCGGCGGTGACCACGCCGATGGTGATCGCCGCGGCCTGGTTCTTCGACGCCCAATCGGCGATCCCACCGAGGATCTCCACGAGCTTGGCAAACGCCGGCGCGACGATCGTGGCCAGCTTCTCCGACGACTCGGCCATGGTCGAGGACAGCCCGTTCTGGGCCTCGGACGCGGCCCTGCCGCCATCGGCCCAGGCCTTCTGCGCATCGGTCGACTTGTCGAGGATGAGCTGCTGCGTGGACAGCGCCTTGTCGGTATCGCTGAGCACGGTCTTGCCGCTGGCCATCGTGTTGGACAGGGCCGACTGGGCCTTTTCCAGGTTCAGCGTGGCGTCCCGGGCCTGGGTGCTGTCCTTGCCGTGCTTGGCGATCGCGTCGGACAGCTTGTTCTGGGCCGCCGTCACGGCGAACGTCTTGACCTTGACCTTGTCCATGTCGACGGTGGTCTGCCCCAGCCCCATCGACAGCGCCTTGGCCTCGATCTCGGCGGCCGAAATGCTGATGCCCAGACCCTTGAGGCTGTCGGTTTCACCGAGCATCGCGTCGGCCAGGATCTCACTGACCTCCTTGGCGCTCTTGGTGTTGCCGGTCCAGCGCGACAGGGCCCCGGACAGGTCGAGGATCTTCTTACTCATGTCGGCGGCCTGGGTTGTGGTAAACCCCATCGGCTTGAGCAGGTCGGCCAGGTTGGCCGCCATCCCCACCACGTTGCGGGTCGACTCGCCAAAGGCCTTGCGGTTGGCCTCGGCCCAGGCCTGCATGCTCGGTAGCTCACCCTCGAACACGGTCTTGGCCTTGACGTCCAGGGCGTCCATGCTCTTACTCAGGTCGAACAGGTGCTTGGCCCCGGCGACGGCCAGCCCGGCGACCGCGGCGCCGGCCAGCCCCATCGCCGCACTCATCCGACCGCTGCTCTTCTCGGTCGCGTCGGCCATCTTGGTGGAATTCTTGGTGGTCTCGTCGCCGAGTCGGTCGATGTCCTTGGTGGCCTGCTCGCGCGCCCGGGTGAGCTTGTCCGCGTCCCCCGCGATGGTGAGCGTGACGGCCGGCTTGTTACCCATCGGTAACGTCCCAGCCGACCGCGTGCAGGGTGCGCACCAGACCGTCCGCCAGCATCGCCTCGACCTCGACGCGCTTGGCGTCGTATCCGGGATAGAGGTAACGCCCGCCCGGCAGGAAGGCCCGGTGCACCGCGCGCTTGCGCCCGACGCGGCCACCGAAGTCCAGCCACGGACCGTAGGGCACCCGGGCGCCGCCTGAGGTCACCCGGGCGGCGGTGGCGGTGCTGGTGGCCCGGATCGATCGTTGGGCCGCGCCGGTCCGGAACGGGGTGCGCGGCCGGGCCCAGCCGACCACCAGCCCGGCGGCCTCGTCACCCACGCGCTTAAGGCCCTCGGTGGCCGACCACTCCTTGTCGACGCGCAGCAGGGCCTTGCGGAACTCGGCCAACCCACGAATCTCAATCGCCTCGGGCACCGCCGATCACCTCCCGCCGTTGGCCAGCTCCCGGCGCTGTTGCTCGCGCCCGAAGTAGATCTTCCACCGCTCGTACTCGTCGCTACCCATGCGCGTCCGCAGATCCCCGACCGTCGTGCTCAACCGCTCGGCTAACTGAAACTCGAACTCAAGGTCGGGATTATCCTGAAACTCCTGGTAGATCACTTTTGTCGTCACCGTCACCGAGCTTGGACAACTCCATGATCTTGGCGATCACGCCGTTCAGCTCGCCGGCCGGGCTGGCTTGCTGCCACAGCAGAACCTCGTCCACGGTCAGCACCGGGTCCACCAGGCAGGCGGCCAGCACCACGCGCTCGCCGGCCCCGGTGTCCTTGTTCTTGGTGGTGTGCAACTCCTCGCGCGTCATACCGCGCACCCGGATCGTGCCCCGGCCCTCGATCTCCACCTCGCCCTGAGGCAGATTGGGCTTGAACAGCAGCGCCTTATCCATGACCCGCCTCCCTACTGGTCCACGCGACTGATATCGCCGGACATCTGCATCTCACAGGTCCACTTGCTGAACCCGGCCACCGGGCTGGTGGTGTTGAATGCCGTGATGATCACGGTCACGATCTTCTGCGGCAACCCGGACCCGGTCCCCTTGGGTCGGAAGGTGAACGTCACCAGGGTGCCAGCGTCCTTGAGCGGTTCCAGCACCTTGGCCGGGCCGGCGACGCCGTCATCGCTGGTGCCCTGGCAGGTGACCTTGCCGTCACCGAGGCTGGCACCGTAGCTCTTGCGGGTGCGCGTCGGCCCGTAGGTGGTCACGTCCTCGGCATCGGTGCTGTCGTTCCAGTCTGTGGATTCAGTGAAGGTGCTCAGGTTGACCGCACCCCACAGCACCACCGTGTTCTTGCCGTGAATGAAGGCCATGGTCCGGTCCTCTCAGGCGCTCGCGCCAATGATCACGATGTCGTAGGTGACCGAGGTGCCGGCCCCGCTGTTGGCCACCCGCAGGAAGTCCGAGGCCCCGCCGACAACCGCGTAGCCGGTCGCGTCGGCCACCCCGGCCCAGGCGATGAACCCGGCGTCGGGTCGCAGGGTCACGGTGCCGGTGGCGTTGAGCAGGGTGGCCCACTGGGTGGCCGCCGCGGCACCAACGACCACGTTGTTCGTGTTGGCCAGCGCCGCCTGGACGAACAGGGCCTTGACCCGCAGCAGGCTGATGGCCACACCAAACTCGTCCAGCAGCACGCCGGCTAGGTCGAGATCCTCGTTCGTGCTGGGTGCGATGGTTCGGGTGGCCGCGTACAGCCGGTCGGCCTGCCCGGCCGCCGTGCCGGTGGTCAGGGCCACCCGCTGGGCCTTGCTGTACAGCGCGCTGTCGATCACACTCAGGTTGGTCGGGGCCTTGGTGAGCGCGGCTTGCACGCTCAAGTTGATTACGGTATCGAGGGCCATCAGGCACCCCTTCCCACTACCTCGGAGGTAAACGTGGCGCCGAGTAGCGGGACCCCGGCGAAGGTCATGGCCATCATCTCGAACCCGGTCACGGTCAGGTCGTCGAAGGCGGTATACGGGTAGCTCTCGACCCGGGCCACCACGCTGCGCGGGCCGGACCCATCGAGGTACTCCGATAGCTGATCCTCGCTGGCCTGCGCATCGACGGCCCCAACGACCACGGTGAACGGCACGACCCACAGCGCCATGCCGCGCCCGTAGGCCTCGTGCGGCCCGCCGCGCTCGGGGAGCTCGACTATCGAACCCGGCGGGACCACCTTGCGCGCCGTGTAGTGGTAGCTGCGTCCGCGCAGCCGATCGATGGATTCCAAGGCCTGCTCGATCTGCTTGCGCACGTCCTTGAGGATCACCGCAGCATCACCCGCCGCCGGTAGTCCTTGAGCATCACGGCCACGTCCGGATCCACCTTGGCCAGCAGCCGCAGCTCGCTGCCCTGATCGGGTGAGCCGGCGATCCCGAACGGCGAGTCGCGCCGCGACAGGAACCGCGATCCCTGCAGCTTGGCGGCCAGCTTCACCGTGCGCGGTGCCGAGGTCCAACCGAACCCGCCGGCGGCGGCGCTCAGTCGCACCTCATCGGCGATACCCCGTACGACCACCCCGCTGGGCACGGCGAGCAACAGCCCCTCCCACGGCTTGCCGTGCTTGTCGGCGTTGGCCGGTCGCGGCAGGTAGCTGGTAATCGCCGTGGCGAACGTGCCGTCTCGCGCCGTGTCCAGGTGCACCGTGAGTCCGACCGTGGTTGGCAGGTCATCGGTGGCCACCAGCCAGCCGTTACGCGTCTTGGACCAGCGCGGAACGTAGTAGCGCACCTCGACCGCGTCGGTCTTGCCGAACTGGCGCTGGCACTCGCCGTCAACCGCCCGGCTGGCCCCCGTCGCCGCGTCCTGGATCTGCTCGTCGTCGAGGTCGTCCGCGCCGGATTCGATGCGGACGTACTCGCGAAGCTCTACCAGCGACACGTAGTCGGGGGCCCAGGCCACTCAGGCCTCGCTACCCGCGGGTTCGACGCCGTGCTCCTGCGCGTCGCGGTCGGCCTGCCGCCTCTTGGCGGCCTCGTACTCGACGGCCTGGGGGAAGCTGTTGGGCAGCGAGGCCAGCGTGCGCCGGTCCTTCTCCTCCTGGCTGATCTCGGCGACCTTGCCGGACAGCAGGCCCTGCAAGGCCTTCTCCAATCGGGCCACGCGCGGTTCCAGGTCGGAATCGCCCGTGCCGACCGGCCGCTCCTCGACGGCACGCAGCCGCGCGTCCAGCTCGTTCATGGTCAGGGCCATCAGTAAGCACCTCCGATGCGGACGCAGGCCACGGTGATGCCGGTGGCGCTGGCCATCGTGCACAGCACGCTGGCGTCGTTGATCCCCTCATCGGGGACCGGGATAACCGAGATGCCGGTGGTGCCCGCGATGGTGACGGGCGCCAGACTGCCGACCGTGATGTCCTCGGTGGACGCGTCGGTGTTTCGGTAGATCAGCACCAACTCGTGCAACGCGTACCCGGCCATGCTCTTGCGGCCGCCGGCTACCGTGTCGCTGGTGCTCGCGGCGGCGAAGGTGACCGTAGCCAGCCCGCCGACCGGTACTTCCTGAATAGCAATGGCTGCCATGGTCGCAACTTCCCTTCAAGTGGTTGCTAGTAACCGTGGGTGATTACGCGACCGGGTTGTTGCGAACGCCCACCAGGCCGACCGGACGCAGGATGCGCACGGCGAAGTAGCCGAACAGGGCCAGCTCGACGAACGCCGGGCCGGACCGCTCCTCGAACCGGAACGTGAGCACCGGGGATTCCCAGCACCACACGTCATTGCGATTGCCCATGATCGCGTCCGCGTCGCCGGCCGCGTTGCCGGACATGGACCAGGCCTTCTGAAGGATCACGCCATCGACGTCGTAGCCGCGCTGGGCCATCGTGCCGAGGGGGTTCATGCTGTTGACCCAGGGCACCAGGGGCCGCCCGGTGGTGTCAACGGCGGCGGCGAACTCAGATACGCCCGGCTGGGACAGGAAACCGAAATCGATCTCGGCGAACCGCCGGAAGTCGTAGATACCGACCGCGCTGCGGATGCCCTGCAGAAACACTCGGCCGGTGGTGCCGTCCGAGATGTCGCCGGCAGTCAGATCGGTGGCCTGGGCACCCGAGGGAACAAACCCCGAGGTGATGGTGCCGCCAACACCGTTGGTGCCGTTCAGCTCGGTATAGACCATGGTCTCGGTCTGCTGGCTGAACGACTCGCTCATGGCCTGCGTAGCGATGGCGTCGATGGCCGGGTTCGCCGAGTCGGCCATTTCTCGGGTGATCTTGTACAGGCCGCTGATCCCGCCGGGGGTGATCGTGACCGGCTCGACGGCGAGACTGGCCTCGCTCGGGTTGACGCCCTCGACGTGGGTCGCCGTGGCGCCCGTACTGGACACGAACCGCGGCACCGTGAACGGAGTGGCATCCGCGATGGTGCCTCGACTGATCGCGTTAGTGAGCGGCCGCCCCTTCAGGAGCTGGGACACGTACAAGTCAGGCCGGTAACCAGGCGGAACGACTGCCGAGGCGTTGCCCGTGTTGATCGCGAACGTGGGATCCGCCATGGACTCCTCAAGCAGCTCGGTCGTCTGGGCCTCGAACTTGCGCAGCCGGGCCCGCGCGGCGCCATCGCCGTCCGATCCGGTCTGCACCCGCCGGGCGTCCCGCACGAAGCTGGGGCCCTGACCGTTCATCGCGTAGACGAGCGGCTCCTTGACCGACTGGATGCCCCGACCTGCGGCCACCACCTGGCGCTGTGGGGCCGGCAGGGCCGCGATCAGGTCGGTCAGCATGGCCTTGTTCGCCTCGGTCAGTGCCGAAGTCAAGCCACTGGTGAACTGCGTGGCGAAAGCCGCCGCATCGAACGCGACGGGCGCGGCCGGCTGGTCGGTGGCCGCGACGGCTGGCGGGGTAGCGGTTGGGCACGCCAATGCTGGCGCGTGCTCCTGGCCGCACTTGGCGCACCTCATGAGTTGATCTCCTCTGGTTGCCGCGACGTGCTGGACTCGCGCGTCGTCGAAAGCGGGCATGGCAGTTAGCGCGACCTTGCGCAGGGTGGCCGACTGCACGTAGCGGACCGTGTCATCGTCCGGGTGTGGGATGTACCCGTCGCCCTCGCCCTCAAAGTTGACGTAGATCGACAGCCCGTCGTAGACCCCGTCCTCGGCCAGCGCAAGGGCATCGTCCCCGCTGGCACCCCGAGCCACCTTGAACGAACTGAACAGCCCGGTCTCGGTGCTGGTCAGGGCACTGGCCTTGCCGAACTCGGTGCCGTAGCCGTGGTCCTTGTCAAGCTTCACGCGGCCGGGGTCGGACCAGTGCAGGCTCCCAGGCGCGAACGCCCACTTGAATCCCCCAGACTTGGCTACCGCGTTCCACGGGACGGCCACCCCCGAGATCGTGCGCTTAACGGAATCGGCCTTGAACTGAGCGATGCCGGGATCCATCTCGAACACGAAACCGATCTCAGCCTCGGAATCGCTGAACCGCGCCCCGATGGGCGTGAGCGTGTTGGTCACGGTGCCTCCGACTGGTGCGGGGGTCGATGGTGGGCCGATTGGGGCAGCCGCGGCCCTCTCGGGTGCGGGACCGGTCAGCCGCGCCCCGGCCCGGTTCAGGATGGCCCGGCACTCCTCGGGCGTCATGATCACACCCGAGGCCAGGTAGATCTTCTGGGCGAGCTCGGCCACCGCGCGGGCCGCATCCGCATCGCTCAGGGCCCCGCCAGCAAGCGCACGATCTGCAGGCTTGCCGGCCGTGAGGGCGGCCCGCACGCGGGCCACCGGGATGCGCTCAGCGCGAGAGATCCGTTCGTCGTCGTAGGCCCCGACCTTGCGGCCCTTGTCGTAAACGTCCATCCGAGACGGGGTATCGGAGCGCAGGAAGCCATCGAACTCGAAGTAGACCCGCCGGCCGGGCACCGTGACGTCGTTCATCGACAGCCGATCCTCGATCGCGGTCACGTAGGCCTTGAGCGTGAAGTCGAGCAGGTCCAGCCGTCGCTGTTCGGCGTTGGCGTAAGTCCGGCTGGTGGTCGATACCCCCAGCTCCTCGGGATCCACCCCGCCGATGCGGGCGATTTCCAGCACCGCGTAGTCGCGCTGGCTCATGAATTGAAGTTGCTCGGGCGAGAAGGTGAGCTGATGGACGTCCAGGGCCCCGCCGACCCAGCCCCAGGACCGGCGCCGCCGGGAATCCTCCATGTCGTCGAGGGCCTCATCGACGTCGAAGTCAGGATCTAGCTCAACGTCGGCCTTCGGAGTCACGTAGCCAACCTGCTGCGGGTCGTCGGCCAACCGGTCGGCGGCCGCGTTGAGGGCCAGCGCGGTGCGAATCGCGCGGGCCCCGGCGACCAGCAGTGGGTCATTCGGGGAGTCGATCCGAATCAGCAGGTCATCCGGCTGGTAGCCGATGCTGATGCCCTCGGCCTGACCGGTATCGGACACCCACACCCGGCCGCTCTTCATCACGCTAACCGAGTCGGCTTCCAACCGTACGATCCGATCGGGGAAGCCGTCCGCGCCAAACCCCACAACGCGCCACCAGGCCCGGCCCTCGAACAGCATGTCCTCGACGGTTCGGGTCATGGTGACCGATCGGGCGATATCGTCCTCAGGCTGTTCGAGCAAGGCGCTGTAGACCTCGCTGTAGCCCGGTTTGGTGAGCTGACACAGGTCCAGCGTGCCGAGCGTGCCCGCGGTCAGATCCCGCACCCGCTTGACGGCCGGCACCTGGATGGCCTGCTCCCGGCTCACCCGGGGCGCGATGGCGTTAGGCGAGATCAGGTCGCCGGTCATCTCAGGCGGCAGGGTGATCGAAAACTGGGCGGAGGTCGGACGGCCCCGGTACCGTCCCGTGCGCGTCGGGGGACGCCGGGGCGGGGCCGGGGCAGGGGGCGGCGCGATCATGCTCAACACCCGCGTCCATGCCGTCACGTGCGCAGTATGGCACGGACGGGGCCCCGGTCCGCCTCATGACTCGTTCTCGGCGGCCTCGGTCCGATCGCGATCGCGCTGGGCCCGCGATCCGGGGTTGACCGGCTGCGGCATGATCAGCGCCAGGTGCGCGGCCCCGGCGACCGCGTAGGCCGCGTCGCAGTGCCCGGCACCCTTGCGCACGAACCGCCACTGGTCGCCCTGCCAGAGCCGCTCCGCGCCGGCCACGTGCGCGTTGATCAGCCCGTCGTCGCTATGTGCGACCTCGGCCGAGGACACCAGCGCCGAGAACCCCATGCAGACCGCGGTGGCTTCCTGGCGAATCTCCTCGACCCGCAGGCCCACCGGCAGTCGGGCCGCTCGACGGCGGCCCTTCGGGGTCTTCAGGTCCGCTGCGACCGAGGCGGCCGGCCCGCCCGGTAGCCACCCGAGCACCCGGGGGCGGGCCGCGGTCAGCACGCCCGGCAGGTCGCGGCGCAGCTGACCGGTGCAGTCCGGACCACTCCACTGCCGAACGGTCTCGACCCGCACCCGGCCGTCACCCAGCACGGCGGCGGCGGCCAGCGTGGCATGCAACCCGTCCATGGACACGTCCAGGCAGAACGCCACCCGGCGACGCAACTCGTCGGGGATCGGACCCGGGTCGCGGCACCGCTCGGCCCAGGCCACCGGGTCGACGGCGGGGTCCACCGTGGGCACCCGCACGCACATCGACTCGGTCAGGAACCCGGTCAGGGCCTTGCCGCCCTTCTCCTTGGCCCGGATGGCCCGGCCGATCAACGCGTCGAGGGGGTTGCGACCGCTCGGGTGGTTGAGGTTGGGGTTGGCGCGGGCGAGCTGCGCGACGTCGGTCGGGTCCGGGAGCTTGCCGGGGGCGTACTCGGCCGACCACTCGAACAGACCGAGGCGTGGGTCTCCCGCACCGGTGCGGATGAAGGCCAGGGCCGACTCGCGCAGGTCGTTGAGCACCACCGCGCGGTCCCCGCCCTGGTTGCTGATCCCCCACACCTGCGCGTCCGGCACCGCGTCGGTGGCCGGCACGGCCGCGTCGTGGGCCGAGTAGTCGTCGTGTTGCCGAAGCTCGTCGAGGACCAGCCGGTTGATGGTCAGCGACCGGCCGCCCTCCTCGTTTGAGGCCGCGACCTTGTAGCGGGCCCCCTCGGCCGTGACCAGCTCCTCCTCGCCGTGCGAGCGACGTACCCCGCTGCGCGGCAAGTAGAGCGCCAGATCGGTCTTCTGGATGACCTTGAGGGCCTTTTCCCAAGATTCCTTGGCATATTCCAATTTGGTCGAGGTGCCGAGCACCAGGAAGTCATCGACCACGTGCTCGATGCCGAACAGCCAGTAGACCGTGAGCAACACCAACAGCTCGGTCTTGCCGTTCTGCCGACTCACCAGCAGCAGCACGAACCGGAATCGGGGCCGGCCATCCGGCAGCAACTCGCCCCCGTGGATCGCGGCCCAGCGCTGCCAGTCGTCCAGCGGTCGGCGGGCCACGGTGGCCGCGAAGTCGGCGGCCTCGAACCCGTAGCTGGTCTCCGGGGTGAGCGGGCACCCGCAGCCGCAGGGCCCCGGCGGGCCGGTCACCAGCGGCGGGGTCCAGATCCTAGGAAGAGTTGATCCGCGCGTTGCGCTGGGCTCGCCACTCGGCGACGTCGTTTCGAGGGGGTGCATTGCGGCCGCCACCTCCCTTGCTCACCGTGTCGGCCCTGGCCCGGGGGGTCAGGCCCAGCTCAGCGAGCACCGTGACCAGCTTGGGGCCGAGGAGGGCCAGCACGGTGGTTTCCTCGATCCGCGCGACCTGCGCGGCCAACCGGTCGTAGGTGGCCGGCTCGAGCCACGCGCGGCACTCGCGCAACAGCTTGTCCGCCGCCACCGAGAGCACCGTGGCCTCGTCGATGTCCGAGGCGTACCGGCGGGCCAGCGCCACCGCGGCCGCGTCCAGCTTGCCGGCGTCCAGCTCCCCGAGGGAGATCTCTAGCGCGAACCGCGCGGTGCGCTCAGCCATGGATGTGACCCCCAGT